CGTTCTGCTGCGGTCTTTGCTCTTCCTAGTCTCAGGTTCTGCAGGCTTGATAAATCCATGTCGTGTTTTACCGTCCAGACTGTCCTCATACGCAGGCACAGCTGTAAAGCTGTTTTCTGACTTCTTTTCCAGAAGCTCATCAGCGGCCGGGAATATCTTTGCAAGACCGCTACCCGCCTTCTTTGCCGCACCGATAGCAGACTGCACCATGCTCTCGGCAGCAGCGGAAACCTCCTGCTCACCGTCCTCCATGCCTATTGCATAGCCTTGGTCGTTGTAAAGACCCAACCGGCGGAATGCCTTTGAAGGTGAGTTTGTCTCTGCCGCCTTCCGAGCCGCCTCGATAGCCTTGTTGACCATTTCGGCGGTGACAGGCACAATGACATCGTCCGTGCCGGTGAGTATGCCGTCTGCATAGCCTTGTATCACCATGTCGGCCAGCTGTCTGTACTCGCTCTCTGCCTCGCCCTTGCCCTTGTCGGCCAGGCCTATCATGTCGGCTATCATCGATGTAGTCTCTTCCAGCACGTCCTCCGACTGCTGTTCAGCTATGTCATGGATCTCGCCCTGCAGATCGCTCCACTGCTTGGAATACTCCTTCAATTTAGGCTTACCCATGTCTATCATGGCCTGAACCTTGCTTGCGGAAGAAGGACCCGCAGCTTCAAGAGTATTGAGCAGTCCCTGGTCTATGCCCCACTCTGCAAGTGTGCGGAGATTTTCCGCCCAGCTTTCAAGGCCCTTCTGATTTTCATCGAGGTTGTCGATAAGCTCCTGAGCAGAGGTCTCAGTACCGCCATTGAACTCTCCGAACACATCGAGGGAACTGCTTATAGCTTCTTCCTGCGCCTGAACCGCCTCGCCATACTTATCAGTAAGCTCTTGTATTTTGTCGAAGGTGTCCTGTGAGATACTGTAAGTCTCGTCGCCCAGCGTCACAACGTAGTCCTTGAACTGGGACACGGTGCTCTTGGCGACACGGCTTTCATTCTCATAGAGCTCCTGTCTGCGCTGCGCAGCCTCCTCCTCTGCTTCGGTGTCGGCAATAGCTTCACGAGCCTTTTCCTGCTCGTTAGTAAGTCCGCTTACAGCATTCGACGCCGATATATATGCAGCACTCGTCTCACCTATGGCGTTGGTGGCGTTCTGCTGCTCGGTGACGAGCTCTTGCAGCCTGTTCTCCAGCTCCGCATACTTAGCCGTCTGCTCATCTGTCAAAACTCCCTGCTGTTCGAGCTGTTCAAGCTGCTGCTGAGTCGATGTGTACTCGGCTTCCAAGTCGGCTTTGGTCTGCTTGGCAGCGGTGTACTTCTCCTCAGCCTCAGCAAGCACCTTCTTTGCTTTGGCAAGGTCGTCTTCGATATCGGCTATCTGCTCCTGAGCCTTTGCAGCTTCAAGCTCACGCTTCTGGCTCTCGATAAGCTTGTTGATCTCTGACCGGTTGGCCTTGAGGTGTCCGGTCTCCTTGTCAAGAGCCAGATTCAGACCGGGATATATATCCGCAAGTTCCCCGACTATGGCTATCATTTCTGCCTTATCGGAGGCAGAAAGCTTCTCAGTCTTGTCCAGCTCATAGAGCGTATCGGTAAGATTCTCTGTCTTCTCGATCTCGGCGGACATCTCTTCCGTGCTCTTTTTGCGTTCATTGGCGTTCTGGCTCACAGAAGCTATGATCTCATCAGAAAGGTCAAGGAACTTCTTCTGCTCGTCAGTCAGACCGTCGTACCTGTCGGTCAGCTCGTCTATCTGATCGGTCTGGTAGTCGATGAGTGATTTGACCGCCATTCCCAGTGCTGCCGCGCCTGCTATGGCGAGAGCATAAGGATTGATGTTGATTGCCTGCATGACAGAGCCGCTTTCCTGCATAGCTGCGTTTACCTCTGCTATTTTTGCAGCAGCCGCAGTCGCAGCAGCTGATATCTCCATAGCACCCTTGTAGGCCAGCAGAGCCCCCACACCTATCTCGATGGTCTTTATAAGGCCTTCAAGAGCCTGCTGATCTATACCGAGCTGTTCAGCTATAGCACCGGTCATCTGGTCGTCCAGCTCGCCGAGAGCGTCTATCATGTTGCGGGACATACGGATGACATTATCCGCAAAGTCACCCGCCGACTCTGCCAGACCGTCTATAGCCTGCTGAGTGTCTCTGCCGGTGGTGATGTCGCCCAGCAAATTCTTTGCCGCAGCTTTCATGCTTGCGAACGAGCCGGAGAATGTAGTCGCCGCTTCCTTTGCAGTAGTTTCGGTGACATCAAGGTCTTCCTGGATAGTGTGTATAGCTTCGATGATATCCGAATAGCTGGATATATCGAACTCCTTGTCCGCGAGAGCTTCGGCATCTTTGAGCAGGCGCTGCATCTCTTCCTTAGTGCCGCCGTAGCCCAGCTTTAAGTTGTCCAGCATGGTGTAATTCTGCTTTGCAAAGCCTGCATAGGCGTTGTTCACAGACTCGATATCACTGCCGAACTTGTTGACATTGTCGCTCATGTCCACGATAGCCATGTCGGCGTATTCCGCAGCCGCAGCGGTGTCACCGCCCAGGCTCTTTATCAGAGTGGCAGAAAAGCCGGTGACCGTCTCCATGTAGTCGTTGGCGGAGCGTCCTGCCGTCTTGTAGGCTTTGTCGGCATTCTGTATGACTTTATCCGCATTCTCCTTGAACATAGTCTCCACGCCGCCCAGAGACTGCTCCAGCGCCGCACCTTCCATGAAGCTGTCAGCCACTACCTTGCCGATAGCCGCTGTACGGATTATAGCTCTTACCTTCTCGACCAGCTTGTTTCCGAGACTGCCGCCGGCGTTTTCTCCGGCGTTACCCATCTCATCGTCAAGCAGCTGCCCCATACGTCCTTTCATGCCTTCCATGGAGGGGATTATCTGGACATACGCCTTGGCAAGTTCCGTTCCGTTGTTTTCAGCCATTTATCTCACCTCTCTTTATCCTTTGAAGCATCTCCTCAAAGTCCTCGCCGCTGTCAAAGCTCATGACGTTGCCGGTGTCCTCTTCCACGAGCCCCATGCACTTTGCATAAAGGCTCTCGGGATAGTTCTCACCCTTTGCACCGTCGCGGGTCTTAGCCCACCTGAGCCAGTTGACACGGTCATATAATAATAAAAGCAGCTCGCCTGCCGGCGGATAATATCTGCCTGTAAGCTGCTGCTTTATACGTGAATCTTCCCTCAGCCCGCACGCCAGAGCTGCCACCCGGTAAGGCGGCAGCGATCTGTAGTCATACACATGATACGTCTCCGCAAGGTCGCAGACAAGTGCGTCCTCGTCGGTGGTCACCATGCGGGCGAGGATCAGGAGTTTTTTCCCGAAGGGGTGAGCTTTATAAGCTCGAACAGCTCTTCGGTCATTTTCTCAACTGATGCTCTGCCGTTATCTCCACGGCAGTGGTCTTTCAGCCTTTCCAGATCCTTGTCTGACAGCACGCAGTGTGCCAGCTGCACCTGTGCAGTGATCTTGCCTGCTGCTGCCGCTGCCAGTCCTTCAAAGTATTCCCAGTCCTCATGGAAGCTCTCATCTATTTCCGCTTCAAAACCTGTAGATGTTTTCACCTTTGCCATAAACTACCTCCTGTAATATCAAGTGCTTGCAGCTGTTACTATAACGGTGCAGGTATCAGTGTAGGTCACGCCGTCAACGGTGATGGAAGCGGTAATGACGGTATTGCCTGCACCCTCACCGGATACTACTCCGTCAGCCACGTCAGCGATCTCGCTGTTGCCGGTAGTCCAGGTAACAGTCTCGCCGTCAGGGGTAGTCACAGCGGTAAGACTTGCGGTGTCGTCCTTTTCAAGAGAAAGAACGTGCTCAGAAAGCAGTACAGAGGGGGTCTCTGCTACGCTGCCGTCCTTGTAGTACTCTATTGCAGTATCGCCGCCAAGGGCTTCATCTGCCATCGCTCTGATGGTGATACCGTACTTGATGATATCATTGTCGGTGTCATTTACCTCTGCGATAGAGGTCACGCCTGCTCTGGCGATTACGGTACGCTTGAGAACTCCGCCACGGAGTATCTCCTCAAAGACATAAGCGTGCTCTTCCAGCTCTGCGGAATTGACCCTGACGGTCATGCCGGTTGCCGCTGTGCCGGAAACGTTGCTGTCACCGTTCACAAGCTTCTGCACCTCAGGATTGAGAGCTTCTGCCGCCTCGAAGGTGTACTGTTGGCTCTTGTCGGTCTGGGGATTTGCGATAGTATCTCCGCCCCATGCCTTGATGGGGTTGGTGGAAAGGTTGATCGCTCTCTTGAGACCCGCATCGCTCATATATCCGAGAGATACGAAAGCAGGGTCAAGAGTAGATGTCGCACTCGTCGGGAGCGGTGTCCCGATAGGTGCCTTATAGATCGCACCGCCTACCTTAGGCTTGGCTGCGGATACGTTAGCTACTGTCTGTGCCATATATTATCACTCCTCATAGTATGTTACGTAAAACACCGCCTGATAGCGGTATCTGTGTGTGTTGGGGTCTGTGAAATTGTAATCGCCGCCGCATTTGCAGCGGGTGACGTTTTGCAGGGACGTTATCTGCTCCATCTGCGCCTTGACACGCTTGCAGAGCTGTCCCGCCTTGAGCATAGTGTCGGAATAGCTCTGCACCGCGAGGGTGGCTCTGCCTATATGCTCTCCGTCGGAAGACCCCGTCTTTTCAACGATGATATATTCGGCGGGCGGATTGATAGGTTCTTCAAGATATGAAGGGATATTCAGCGTGCTTTTCAGATACGCCCGAACTATATTCTCTATCATTTCCCCACCGCCTTCAATATCGTATTATTTTCAAGATTATCCCGCCGTGCGGCATTGGTCTCGGCTTCCACTATGGCTATCTCACGGGAAGGCATCAGCTTTGCTTTTGCCTCGTAGCCCTCGCCACATTTCATGGCGATGCCCTCCGCTTTGCTCATGAGCATATCCTTCGTTTCCTTGGAGCGCAGCAGCTTGCGGATATTGCCGCTGTTCAGATCTATCCTCACTTTACTGCTCATAGCTTTCCACCTTGACATTCATGCCCCATTGCAGCGGAATATTCGCCTGTGTCCCACGCATAGGCTCTCCGATAGTACGGAAAGTCATCCCCCAGAAGCTGACGGTGGTATCCTTCCAGATATGAGTGTCGCCTTTGGGTATGCCCAGAACGTAGGCTATCTTCCTGCCGCTGAGGTTCAGTTCGTTCACCACTTCTTCTGTGGTGGGCTGTCCTATCAGTACATTATCCACCTGCACCGCCGTCTCTTTCCAGACTGGGCGGTCGGCGTCGTCAAGACCGTTCTGCTCCCTTACGGTGAGGGTCACGGTCTCGCCTTTAAGCATCTGTACCAAGGTTATACACCTCCATAGCGCCATAACGCTGCCGCAAGAGCCCCAGCTGTTTCAGCTCGTTCTTCAGATAATAGAGCGACTGACCGGCATTGAGATAGGTCATGCTCGCCGAATACCCGAGACCCGACTGTGAAGCCTGCACCGCTGCGGGCGTACTGTCGGAGGCGTTGAAGACCCGGATAACGGCAGATACCACAAGTCCACGTGTGATGAGAGAAATGTCGTCGTTTTCTGCTATCATGCCGTCCAGATCATAGCCCCGCTTGCCAGCTTCCATACGCAGCAGCGCAGAAGCCTCTTCAAGCAGAGCGGGAGCTCTGTCTGTCTCAGTGGGTGTCA